ATTTACCGAGAATTGAAGTAAGAATCGGCGAGCAAAAAGCAAAACATAAAAATGTTTTAGGCTGTGCAAAAATGCAAGGCAATCAAATGTGGATTACTAAAGATGCAATTGATTTAGGAACTGACACTTTAAGAAATGTTGTTTTTCATGAAATTGCTCACGCTGTTTATGGAACAGAACACAACGAAAGTTGTCCCCTAATGCAATCAGCATTAAATACTATTTTAAATAAGGTTGATTGTTTAAAACATTTAATTAAATATCAAACTAATAAAACAATTGAACTAATAGCATAAAATAAAGCTTGACTTTAATTCCATTATAAGATATAATGGGATTAATAAAACGAAAGGAATAAAATGGGAAAACTAAAACAAGCAACAATGATCGACGCAACAGAGGAAAGAAAGAATAGATTTAATGGTGAATCTTGTTTACTTACACCACACGACGCAAAGATTCATGATGATATATTTATCGATGAACTAGCAGCGACGTTAGAAGACAAGAAAGTTGGCATCGATGGTCATTCTAAACTATGGAATAGAGTGAGAGATGGTCTCAACTATTTCAGAGAGCACAACGCCGAGGCTTATATGGTATTACTAGACTAACACAATATCTGGGGTCTGGGATTATCCCAGACCCTATGCAAAAACTGCATAGCGCGAGCCATGTAGTTTATGCATCAACCACAGGTTGTGCGCCGCTTCGCGGCGCGTTGCGCAACAGTGCAACCACAGGTTGTGCGCAATTCATAGAGGTACCAAGTCCAATCCGGAAAAAGTAAATCAATCACAGGTTGTATCGCGCACGTTTTAAAGGGGTCCCACTGCTTTCGACTTTATGCCTTGATTTAGACAGTTATTCAGGGTAAAAATCATTTTGACACCCATAAGAGTACTTATGCAAGATATTGATATAAAAAAATTATTAGAAGAAGATTTAGAGAACCTTCCCCCAGATACCAGAAAAAAGTACAAAAGATACTTGGTCCAATTGGACAGAAAACAGAAACATAAAAAAATTACTGAAGATTTTTTGACTTTTGTAAAACATATGTGGCCTGAATTTATAGAAGGGTACCATCATAAAATTATTGCAGAAAAATTTAATAAATTAAAAACTGGAGAGATCAAGAGACTCATTGTTAACATGCCCCCAAGGCATACAAAATCTGAGTTTGCATCTTTCCTACTTCCTGCATGGATGATTGGAAGTACTCCAAAATTAAAAATTATTCAAGCAACTCACACAGCTGAACTTGCTATTAGGTTTGGTCGTAAAGCTAAACACTTAATGGATACTGAAGAGTATAAAGAAGTTTTTCCAACAAGACTTATGGAAGATAGTAAAGCCGCTGGTCGCTGGGAAACAGAACAAGGTGGCGAGTACTTCGCTGTTGGTGTTGAAGGTGCTGTAACCGGAAGGGGTGCTGACCTATTAATTATTGACGACCCACACTCTGAGCAAGATGCTATGTCCAAGAAAGCATTAGACCGAGCTTATGAATGGTACACAGCAGGACCTAGACAAAGACTTCAACCAGGCGGAAGAATCGTCCTGGTTATGACAAGATGGAATAAAGGAGACCTAACTGGACTCTTACAAAAAGCACAAACAGAACCTAAAGCAGATCAATGGGAAGTTGTGGAGTTTCCTGCTATCATGCCATCAGGTAAACCCGTGTGGCCAGAGTATTGGGACATTGAACAACTTCTATCAGTTAAAGCTTCTGTTGCACTTCCTAAATGGAATGCTCAGTATATGCAGAACCCAACTTCTGAAGAAGGAGCTTTGATTAAACGAGAATGGTGGCGCAAGTGGCCAGAAGAAAGAGGCATCCCACATTGTGACTATGTCATACAATCTTACGATACAGCTTATCTTAAAAAAGAAACTGCTGACTTTAGTGCTATAACCACCTGGGGTGTTTTCCGTGAAAACGAAGATTCTCAACCTAATTTAATTTTACTCGATGCAGTTAAAGAGAGATACGAGTTTCCTGATTTAAGAAGAGAGGCACTCAAACTCTATAAATATTGGGAGCCTGAGATAGTTTTAGTTGAAGCTAAAGCTGCTGGACTTCCTCTGATATACGAATTAAGAAATATGGGGATCCCTGTTATTTCGTTTACACCTAGCCGTGGAAATGATAAACATAGTAGAGTAAACGCAGTATCGCCTATGTTTGAGGCCGGACAAATCTGGGCTCCTACACATCTGCAATTTGCACAAGAAGTCATGGAGGAGTGCGCAGCATTTCCTTTTGGCGAACATGATGACCTTGTAGATAGTACGACACAGGCGGTAATGAGGTTTAGGCAAGGTGGATTGTTAGGTCACCCGGAAGACTACAAAGACACTCCTAAACCAATTGAACCAAAAGAGTATTATTAGGTAGCTATGTACGTAAAAGGATTATTTGAAGTTTTTAAAATACTAGGAAGATTAGGAATTAAACCTAAAGATGTCATTGGTATGGGTGGTAATGTAGTAAAAATGGGAAAAAGTCTATTTAATACTCGTGTAAATCCAAAATTATTGCAATTTGTTGAAAAAAATCAAAAAATTCCGACAAAAATCATTGAAGAAATCAAAATTCACGCAAGAACGCTAAAAAACGCGTCTGAAAACCAAAAAAAACTGTTTGAAGTCAATATTAGAGACATTTTAAACGCAAAAACACCCAAGCCGCCAGTCACTAGTGTCCAGAGACCAGCAACTAGCGTCAAGGAACTTTCTCCTTTGAAACAATTTAAAAAAAACCTAGAAGCAGATGCCGTTGGGTCTAAAGAATTGTTTAGAGGTTGGAAGCCTACAGTCATCAAAGGTGGCAAAGATAAACTTGCAACCGGCGGAATCGCAAACCATTTTAGGAAAAGATAATGTCAAGTACAGATATCAAAGATTATTATAGAAGAGCCTGGGGACTTAAAGATAGACCCGGGTTTAAATACGGCGGAAGCTGGGGAGATTGGATGGTAAATTTTTCTGACCAGATGACGTTTGAAGAATACCTTCAAGATGACAACATAACTAAAAAACCACATTTCTTAGATAGAAAAGCTGAAGGTGGAAGGATTGGGTTTGCTGATGGTCCTCCTGGAACAAGTTCTAATCAATATGGACCATTTAAAACAAAAAGTAAAATAGGCCGTCCTACAGGTAACACTATTTCTAAATCTGAATTTAATAAAATTAAAAAATTATTAAAAGATAGACCGGGTATTGGAATATATCCAACTCAAAGAGAAGGAGCCTACACTATTAAAGTTAAAGTAGAAAAAAGTGGAGAAATTCTAAGAGGCGGTCCAGATTTACTTTATAGCAAAGATAACTTAGACATTAAGTTAAAGGAATGGCAAAGTGCAAGAGATCAATTATTTCCTAACCAAATAACTGATGCAAAATTTAAAGAATTAAGATTATTAAATTCTGATTTAACTGATGGCCAATTTGCAGATTTTTTAAATGAAAATAAATATTTAACAAGTAAGGGAAATGCTTTTACTGAAACAAGTGCTTTTAATTGGAAAAAAAGATTAAACCTTGGATCATTAGGACCTAGGGAGTTTAGAACTATAGATGAAGCTAAAAAAGTTCTTAAAGAAAAATTTGGTAATGACTGGAGCAAATTATTTAAAACAGACAAAGAAATTTTTGCTAAAGCAACTCAAATAATAAATGATGTAGGAAAATATAAAGGTAGTTTTCCAAGAGGACCTGGTGCAGAAGGATTTTTATGGCATTCTTTTGATAGAGCAGCTAAAGCAGGGTCAAAACAAATTACCTATGACTTATCTGCTTTAGGTCATGAACTTCCTATGGAAGACGGAAAATTAAATTGGAATAAAAAAATAAATGGAGTTCCTGCATGGAAATTAGTTAAATTTAAAGATAATGCTGCAAATAAAACTTTTAGTTATGGAGATCTTAAAAATCAAGTTAATACGGCTTATAATAATACTAATAAATTTAATGATGCTGTAAAAGGCTATTATGAACAAGCAGGAATAAGTCAAAAATTTAAAGATGCAGTAAGAGATAAGTTTTTAATAAAAGAATTAGAAACAAAGCTAGGAAGAAAAATAACAAAAGCAGATGATGACTTAGTTAAAAAATGGTTAACAAACAGAAGACCTGGATTTAGTTTAACTCAAGTGCACCACCCTGAAGGAGTTACAAAAAATGTTTATAACACTCAAAACGTTTTTAGTGCTGCTAATTTAAAAGAAAGAGACCTAATAAAAACCTACAACAAAGAAGTTAAAACTTTAGGTGAAACACAAGCTAAAGAAAATTATAAGAAAAATTTACAAGCTGTTTCAGACGAATTTGGTGGTATTCAAACTAAATTTGAAGGAGATAAAAAATACATAGGATCTAAACCAACAGAAAAATCTATTACAGACTATATTAATAAAGTTTTAAATAATGCCGGAGTAAAGTTATCCAAAGATCAGAAAGTAAAAGCTCAATCTTTTTTAAGAAACGCTTTGAATAAAGGACAAAATATTTTTAAATTTGTACCTAATAAAGTTGTTAGAAAAGGTGGAGGCGCTGCTCTTGCTGTATTAGATTATTCTTTATTTCATCATTTGTTTGGTGTGCCTCAAACAGAAGCACTTATTGCAGCTGGGGGATGGTTGACTAAAAATGATGTACTAGGAAAACAAATTGTAGCGACATCAGGAACTGTTGGAATGATGGAACAGGATAACCCTACAAATATAGGTGAATTAGTTGGATTACCTGGACCTTATAAAGAAGACGATACGTTTATGGTTGACAGAATGAAAGGCGGAGAAGAATCAATGAATTGGGCCGTAGATATAAAAGAAAAGATGAAAGTTCCAGAAAAAAAAGAAGTAGAAGCAACTGGCGTAGACAAATATTTAAATATTACTAATCAATGAAAAACCCGACTTTAGTTAAAAACATGAAAGATGTTAAATGGAAAGCAATACCCCCATTAAAGGGCCCTGATCCTAGAGGCTTGATTAAAGATAAAAAACAGGATAAACCTATAATTTTGGAGAAAACACATGGCAGAAATAGATAAGGGCTTACCGAACGTAAGACGAGAGATAAATATCCCGAGCGTTGATGAACAGACAGAAGTTATTGCAGACATGCAAGAGACAGCTCCTTCACATGAAAAAACTGAAGTAGTTGAAAACGATGATGGTTCTGTAGATATAAACTTTGAGCCAGGTGCTGTTGCACCTGAAACTGGCGACAATCACTATATGAACTTAGCTGATTTGTTACCAGATTCTATTTTAGATCCTTTAGGGTCCGAGCTTTATGCAAACTATACGGACTACAAAGAATCTAGAAGAGAATGGGAAAGATCTTACACACAAGGTTTAGACTTGTTAGGTTTTCAATTTGAACAACGAACAAGACCATTCCAAGGAGCTTCTGGTGCAACGCACCCAGTTCTTGCTGAAGCAGTAACTCAATTTCAAGCGCAAGCTTATAAAGAATTACTTCCAGCTGATGGACCGGTAAGAGCTCAAGTGTTAGGCATGCCTTCACGAGAAAAACAAGATCAAGCAGTTAGAGTTAAAAATTTTATGAACTATCAATTGATGGATGTCATGAAAGAATACGAACCTGAATTTGATCAAATGTTATTTTATCTGCCACTTGCAGGTTCAACATTTAAAAAAGTTTATTATGACGATTTAATGGGACGAGCTGTATCAAAGTTCGTCACAGCAGATGACTTAGTGGTTCCGTATTCTGCTACCTCATTAGAGGATGCGGAAGCCATATGTCATGTAATTAAAATGTCAGGTAATGATCTTCGTAAACAACAGGTTGGAGGATTTTATAGAGATATAGAATTAGGCAAACCTTATGACGAAGAAACAGAGCTTAAGAAAAAAGAACGAGAACTAGAGGGAACAAGACAATCAGGATATAATAAGAATAACCCGATCTATACTTTGATTGAATGTCATGTAAATCTAGATCTTGAAGGCTTCGAAGATAGGGGAGAAGATGGAATCCCTACAGGTATAAAAGTTCCATACATTGTTACAATAGACAATGGTACGCGAAAAGTTTTATCTATAAGAAGAAATTATAGATTAGACGATCCAAAGAAAAATAAAGTTGAATACTTTGTCCACTTCAAATTTCTGCCAGGACTAGGTTTCTACGGCTTTGGATTAATCCACATGATTGGTGGTCTAACAAGAGCAGCAACGTCTGCACTTCGTCAATTATTAGATGCAGGTACGTTATCGAATCTGCCATCAGGATTTAAACAGAGAGGGATCAGAGTTAGAGATGATGCCCAATCTCTTCAACCAGGTGAATGGCGAGATGTCGATGCTCCTGGTGGAAACTTAAGAGATGCTTTTATGAATCTGCCTTACAAAGAACCATCACAAACTTTATTACAGTTGATGGGAATTTGTGTAGATGCAGGTCAGAGATTCGCGTCCATTGCTGACATGCAAGTCGGGGACGGGAACCAGCAGGCAGCTGTTGGTACGACGGTAGCCCTATTAGAGCGTGGCTCGAGGGTAATGTCAGCAATCCATAAGCGATTGTATGCATCAATGAAACAAGAGTTTGTTTTATTGTCTGATGTGTTTTCAACTTACTTACCTCCAATTTATCCTTACGATGTTGTGGGTGGAGAGAGACAGATCAAACAAACAGACTTTGATGACAGAATAGATATTCTACCTGTTGCTGATCCAAATATATTTTCAGCAACCCAAAGAGTAGCAATAGCACAAACAGAATTACAATTAGCTCAAACTAATCCACAGATGCATAATCTATATCAAGCATATAGAGATATGTACGAAGCATTAGGAGTTAAGAATATTGATCAAGTTTTACCACCACCTCCACC